CAGGAAGTTCAGGTATATCAGCGAACGGGCCATACGAGATAAGTTTAACTTTTGAACTATTCGCAACTGGCGTAGAGACGCAGGACGAAGAAAGAATATCGGGATACAAATCTAACCACTTCATAAGACGAGAGAAATACATTTTTGCAACCTATGCGCTTCGAAAGACGGTACTTTCGATCGCGAAAACTACTACGTTTCGCCGGCCGACAGCCTTAACGGCTGGGACGCTACGCGTCTTCGGCCTCCATGGCTTCACTTCGTTCGGGATATACCGGCAAAGCCGGTGGACAAAAAGCCCACAGGAGAAGAAATATCTCCTGGGGCCTAACAAATCAAAGAACTCTACCACCGAGCGGGCGGGTTACTACTTTAGTTCCCTTTCCCTTCTTTCTGCGACGCGCCTTCATCGGGAATCAAATCAAAGTCAAACATAAGAACAAGCGTATTATCGAAAAACTCGACATCAAAATTCGGATACGCACTCAGGGCGCCGATGAGACCAAAAACAGAATGATGCTCAATATAGGGAGAATCAGCAATACTAGAATGCTCGACGTAGGTAGAAATGGGAGTACGTTCAAGGGCATCAAGAGAAAACGCCGAAAACTGTCCATTTTCAATGTAGCCTACCTGGACGAGGTCAATCTTAAAGGCAGGATTAATGCGACGGATAACAACGTGAATTTGTGTCATAATTAAAAGGGTTGAGTTAAAAAAGATTTTTGTGCTTTAATAATAGTGTGGTTATTGGTTTACAGTGCAAAGATACAACAAGAAAAAACAAACAGCAAAGTTCAAAAGATCGAAAAAATTGTTCAATTTCTCCTCAAATGACGACGGGAAACCCTTGTGCCTCCGAAAAATTCACCATCTCTGCTGTAAGCTTCCCTCTCTTCGTCATAATCAACGGAAACGGGACGCTTCGTCACGGCCGTGCCGGCGACAGCCATAGCGCCAACCAAGGCAGTTCTCGCCAAACTGTAACCAAACGCATTCTTTTGGGATCGGTTTTGAAACCAGCGACCCGAGAGGCTTTGTTGACCTTCCGAGGCGGCAAGACCCATTAATTTCTGATGAATCTGACGACCTGTCATCTTTATTGTCTTACCTGTAGGCTTGCCTTTCTCGTCAACCTCTGGAACATCAACTTCAGAGTCCCAATTCAAGGAAAACCACTCACGAAGATCAGCTAAATTAACCTTACGTATTTCAGACTCAACATTTAAGACATCGCCAGAGGCGGCAGACTCGTAAGCGGCGGCGAAATCCCGAGCGATTTGAGCGGCATAGACAGAATCAAAATATTTATCGTTGTACTTCTTAACCTGATTCGCCTCCTCAACGTGTTTCGAATACATGGCAACAAAATCTAGAAACTTATACGTAGCCATAAGATCAGCGTATTCAGCATCGGCTGCGTGGATGTCAGCCAAAGCGCGATTAAGGCGAGTTAGTTCAGAAACATTGTTGATATTATGCTCTAGAGACTTCTTCTCCAACTCATCCATTTCCTTTCGCCAATCAGCACTATGAGTATTGCCTCTCATAAGGGCAGCCTCGGCATCATCCCGGTTAGCAGCAGCAGTATTGCGGTCAACCGTAGATCGGGCAACCATATTCTGCGCAATAGCAGTTGGGTCACCAGGGGCAAAAGCAACAGGGCTAACGGGAGCACCACCGGAAGGGCCGGAAGCAGAGGGCATGCCCGCAGAACCGCCGGACATAGTAGCGTTAACTCCAACACCCGATGAGCCTAAAACAGCAGCAGGGGTTATGCCAGCCTTCAAATAACGATCAAAAACCTTTGAGGGGTCATTATATGAATTTTCATAATCAAACTGCCTTTGCCAATTAGTATAAGAAAGCTCAGACTGCCTCTGCATCTGCTCCAAAGCGTATTTCTGCTGAAGAGCCATCTGCTTCTGCTGAAAACGCCATTGGCGACGAGCGTTCATTCCACCAAAAAGTTGGCCGAGTGCGCCAGATATCAAGCCGGTAGTACCGGTAGAAGCAGCGGACTGGCCAAGAGCCTGGCCAAAGGATGCGGCAGCGGCAGCAGCAACGGGAACAGGCATACTAAATGTGAGTTAAATTGTTAGAACGAATGATATAATCAACACGCACAGTGTCGATGTGAACACCACTGCGCTGCATTCTAGCCTGTGCGGAACACGAAGCCAAGAAGAAGGCAGCCAGCGCGGCAACGATAGACGAGACGAGTGTCCAAAACGCTTTAGATTTGTAAAAGGGTTGTTTAGTATCAGACATGATAGTAGAATTTAAAGAACGATAGAAAAATGCGCGGCCTCTCCTGCAGTCGTTACCAATAACCTTCAGCAATTCACGGACTCTTACAGAAGGGGTCCGCGCACGTAACATATATCGTCAAGTAAAGAAAACGCTATTTTTCTTCAGGATTAGCTGACTTTGAGCTAGATTTTTGTCTATCCATCTCTGAATCAATAATTTCCTGGCCAACCTCGAGGCCGTCAAACTTATCCATACGAGAAAACGAATTAGGGTCAAAATCAATATCCGGGTTGAATTTCTCACCCTTCTGAAAATCAGCAGGATCTGCGGTCACATCAGGACGACCGGGTAAAACCTCGATGGTCCCAGAACCTTCGAGAACCGACATAACGCGCTGACCTCGCGAAATATACTCGGGTACATCGTCAAGAAGCCAATCAAGAGCCATAGTAGTAAGGTATTAACGATTAGACAAACGGGTTGCAAAAGTTTTATTGATCAGGTTCTTCTTCTGAACGGCGTAAGACATATTCACGAAGAAGTTGTCCTCTACATTAGAACTAAACGGAGAGTTAACCTGAGCCATATCAACAAAAAGCGCTGGAGCGTAGTTCTCCGAAGAGGGCCAATTCGAAGGCCAGTAAAGCTGACGCTGCTGCACCCAATAGGAGTAGAGAGAAGGCAGATTTCGGTTGGAGTTAACAATCGATATTTGGCCTAAAACCTCGTCATAGGATGCCCGAAACTCGTTAAAGCAAGGCTCCTGCGCAAATACGGAATTAACAGAGGTCGACGGAAGTTGATTAAACCGCCAATTAGGAACGGACTGGTAACCGATGTCGTTGTAGATAGGGTTGAAGTAGTCGGAACCTTCGTAATTCAAATAATCGGGGCGAATACCACTCCAGTAATAAACGGGCCGAATGCTCAACATGTCAATCAAATATCCAGGTTCACGGAAGTAATAAGACTGCCGGCGACCTAAACGATCATTGAATGCGATGGCACCACCCTGCTGACCAAGAGGCTGTTTACCTGAGAAGTTGTTATCGCCAGACTGGTTCATGATGATCTGAACATTGATAGTCTGAGAGGCGCTAAAAAGCAGCTTAGGGCGATCGACGTGTTCGATCTTTGACGCAAAAAAAGTCTCCAACCAATCGCTGTAACGACTGCCTCCAGCTCCGAGTAAGTCCTTATATTCCTGAAGGCGAGAAGCGATAGCTAATTGAGGGATGGTGGTTACGCCACTCATGGATACTGCAGACCCAGAACCAATAGGAAGCAAGCGGCTAAACCTATCGGGATTCGAGGGTACGACTGCCATGGGGTGCGCCAAAATAAAAGCTATCGAATTAATCAATCCCTTCGTATCGTCTCGTCCTGAAAACTGATCAGTCGGACCAATAGTGTCCATAATGAGATTCGCAGTACCATTGGAAACAACAGGGTAGCCATCGGAGGAGGCGCCGGCGGCAGAACCAGAGGAACCAATATCCGAGCGTATGATCTGGTCAAAGAGATTTCGGCGATTATATGTATTATTGGACGACGGCACGGACGAAGGGTAGAATTGACTCTCGTAATAAGCGTCAAGATGCTGCAAATTACCGTAACGCTGAGTGAAAAAAGAGTCGGCACCAGGATCGCCAAACTTATAGGTGATCGACGAACCGGACGTCGTAGCGCTAGTGTAATACCAAGACGCAGGCCACGCAAAAGAATATAGGTTCCACTGCGGATAACCATAGTAATTTCGAACGATGTCCCAATAAGCCAAATAGGTATCAGCGGTCACCCATTGCATTGGAGAGGCGGAAGCCTGAAGTACCGTACTAGGGGGAGGCGCCGCGGTTGAGTAATTGATCGAACGATTGCAAACTCGCAGCCAAAAGAGGAGGGAGTTCGTAAAGGGCGTGGATGCGTCAGGAGTCAAGCCAGTGCCAGGAAGGCCAGGAAGCGCAGGAATCCAATTCAGACTCAACTCGTTCATGTCGAAATTACTACTGTTCGTTCTCAACTCAGGGTGATACAACTGAAGAGGAACCCAGAAACGATGCAAACGAATGGTATAGGGATTAAATGTCGGAACGGCAAGCGGGTTGCTACGAACATCGATTCCCTGCTCGATAGACACGCGGTCGCGAGCGTTGATAAAATCAATCCGCACCGGATACAGAATGCCCGGTGTACACGTAAAAGCCTTACTCTCAGGGACATCATACCGAGAGTAACCATTTACGGCATGCGAAATAAAAGGTTGTTTTCCCATAAATTAAATATTTAGTTGAAGTTTATAATGGTCCTGCCAAAATTGGAGAATGCTCAAATCCAACCAGGTAGGGGGATCAAAATCAGGCATCTTACGAGAGGAGGCGGAGAAGCGCATTATTTGCTTTTGCTCCCACGTATACGACGCTCTACTGGATACGGAGGAATTGAGGTCGAACCGGTCAACGCACAAAGACACAATACGCTTAACCAAAGAAGACTTGCTAAAACGTGAATAAGAATCAGCAGCGGTAATCGAACGAACAACTTCGTCCTCCGGTTTAAGGTATTTAAAATAATATCGAGGAATCGCGTAGCTATAATTGATATTCCTCGAAACATCAAAGTAAGACCACGACGAAACACGAGCAGAAGGGCGAGGCATATAGCCAAGAAAATCACCAACGCCAGCAGATACGAATTTTCGCGTATAACGGCGATGCTGGAGGAGGCAAGATAAAGATGTAAGTTTTCCATCTACGGTAACGTATTTATCCGAGATTTCCTCGGGATTAAATTGAATTTGTTTAGTAACATACTTTACGCAATAGCGAGCGCGTTTATGGGTAGCCTTCGCGAGCCACACAAAGCCGAGATTTCGAACAGCAGAACGAATAGTATTGTAAGGAACGTTCGTGCCAAACAGAAAGCCATGGAAATGTAACCGAGGTTCATTTCCCGTCTCCGGGTGAGTGCCGAACTCCTGGAAAAAGGCATGCTTGAACGAATGGCCGAGTTTATGCCGCAAGCACTCGTTAAAACGGCGGATGAATCGAGAAGGGTCGAGCAAGGCTTCATTATAATACTTCGGGGCAATAGTTATCGTAATAAAAATGGCCTGCCGACTATCAGCTTTACAGCGAGCGAGCTCACGCTCAAGGCGGACAAACCAGTCATTACGCTGACGACGCAAGCAGTCTTCACACTTTCCACAGGGAACCATTAGCCACTGGCGCGCGATATCCCAAGGTCGAAGAGCCAAGGCAGATTTAGCAACATCGGAACCATTCCGGCAAGGATTCCTCTTGTCAAAATAGCGACGATTGCGTATCCATATGGGAGACGAACAGGGCATTAGAGTAAACTTCGAAGACAATCAAATTTAATGCTAGGGTGATCAAGACGACAACGAACAAGGTAATCATTCGCAGAGATCTCGTCGGCAAACCAGGCAATAACAACTCGTTTCCTGCCTCTGTATGCGCCAATAGAATAGCGATGAGGAATGCTATTGATAGTAGGGGAAAATCTAGGACGAAAATCGAAATAATCCATAATTAATATGCTAGTTATTCAAGCAACGGGATGCCGTACTTCCGAAATAAATCGTTATACTTCTGAGGAATTTTCCGAGCTGGCAAAAGCCAAGCGTAAAGCGGAACTGAATCAAGCTCATCAGGAAGTTCAGGTATATCAGCGAACGGGCCATCCGAGATAAGTTTAACTTTTGAACTATTCGCAACTGGCGTAGAGACGCAGGACGAAGAAAGAATATCGGGATACAAATCTAACCACTTCATAAGACGAGAGAAA